GAGAAAGAAAATAAAGAACCTTCAGTTGTGGCTGCGCCTAGCAGACAACCAGATGATGTATCTGAAAGTTATTTACTAAAAGAATCTGCACTAAAAGCTATTCTTAAGTTGACGGCACTAGAGGATGTGTCAGGTCTAACTAAATACGAATTTACAAAAAAGTCAGAGGGCTAACGCATGAAAATTCTGGACTACTTACCTGAAGCTCCATCCTTGGTAGAGAAGATGGACGAACTTAATGCGAAACTTGGAATGCAAAGCATGTTAAACCTTAGCAAATCCGCCGGGGATACAGGTAAATCACCCACATTTGGTATTGATTATATTGTCAACCAATATATTAAGAATCAAATTGGATTTCGTAAACAACTTATCCAAGATTTACAAACCATTGCTTTTTCAGTAGAGGAAATACGAGGCCCTATAGGACATATTACGGGAGAAGTTTTCCGTAGGGGCTTAGAATTCCAACCTGTAAAGGAAAACGCAGATGAGAAACAGTTAGTAACACTGAAAAAGGTTCTAAAAGACTGTAATATATTTGATCAAAGCTTAGAAGAGGTGCTTCGGCAGTTCCATCTAGATTTAAATACGGTAGATGATGCGTTCATTTATTTAAACAAAGAATATTATGCTACTGAAGAAGGGGAGCTTAGATCAAGAATAATAGAAATTCGACGTTTAAACCCAGCCTTAGTAGAATTTGATCTAAATGAAGAGGGGTTGCCTAAGAAGCAGCATTTCTTGTGTCCTATCCACAGGGATTCTGGGTTAGGGCAAAATGCAGAGTATGTGGAACAAGCCAACACAGCGGCTACGGCGATGAAACCGGGCGAATGTTCCGAGTCAGATTGTTCTGTTGCGACTGCACCAGCGATGTATAGGTACTCTAATCGCAGTAAAATTTATTACCTACTTGATTCTGAAGTTATTCATATATCTAAATTTTCCCCGACTGAAACGTATGGATGGTCGCCTATACTAACTATATTTGAAAAGGCTTTAACTCTCATAGGAATGGATAGAAACCTTTACAGGTACTTCTTTGAGCGTAAAATGCCTTCCGCTATGTTAATGGTATCTACTGATGATCCAGAAAGTTTACGCCGTGAAAGAGAAAACATTGCCGCCCAAACAAAGCAAGACCCGAACTATATTCCAATGGTTGCTGTATCTTCTAAAACGAATAGAGGCAGAGTAGACATGGTTAGGCTTTTCCATACTCTGCAAGAGATGGATTACCTTCCTGTGAAAGAAGAAATACGTGAACGAGTTGCCGCATTGTGGGGTGTGTCCCCAGCATGGCAGGGAACTCCAGAAGCGTTTGGCGGGCTGTCAACCCAAACGCAAGGGCTACAAGTTATGAGTCGTGTGGTAGAAGCAGACCAACGGCTATACCACGAAAAAGTATTCCCGTTGATATTAGAAGCTTACGGAGTTACGGATTGGACTCTATCCTTACCTCACCCAGAAGAAAAGGCTGAAGCCACAAGGATTAATTTTGCTAGTCAAAGAGTTCAAATTGCAAAGCAGTTGAACGACCTTGGGTTTGATCTTGTGTTGAAACAGCAAAATTCCGATATGGATGATGTAGACTTTATTGTATCCGGAGAACCTGTACCGTCTGCTCAGATTAGAGGTGAGACTGAAGTTCTTGCTCTAACTGCACAAGAAGAGCAGATGAAGCAACAACAGATGCAACTAATGCAACAGCAAATGGCTGCTGAAGAAGCGGGTCAAGAAGGTGGTGGAGAAGGAGAAGAGGCGGGTGGAGAAGAAGAACCTGTTGAACAATCGGTGGATGTGGATAAATCTGAAGGGAAATTTAAGGATAGAAACTTAGGCTGGAAAACTCCGGACACTAATGATAAAATGCCGTTAGATGAACGTGATATAGATGAGTACGCTGATGCGCGTGAGAGAAAGGGGGAAGATAGAGCGTTTGGTTTAGTGAAGGGAGGCACCTCCACTTGGATGGACGCTCTTTACGATCTAGGTTATACGTCACCCTTAGTGAAAGAAATCACCCCCGATGGTAATAAGATGTGGTTCATGGATAGTAATAGAAACTTTGTTGCATACTTAACTCCTTACGGCGTTTCAAAAGTTGAACCCGCAACTTTCACAACAGCTCGCCCACAACGTAAACGGGCGGAGCCATCTAATCAGTTACAGTCAACCGCCCCTTCCCGCTCTGGCGTTACGACTCTAACGGATATGGAGGACGATGAATAATGCCTGATTTTGCCGACGTTATGAAAGAATTGGAAAAAGAACGAGATGTTGGAGATGATCTTTCTTCCAGAGATATGGTCGGAAGACCGGAGCAATCAGCCCGTAATGACGGGAGTATTTTAGAGCCGAACCAAAGACATGAAGATGAAATTCATCCCGATTCTGATGAGGGAAATTATTTAAAACCTGATGATTCCGATGAGTCAGCTAAACATGCGTACATAGATAAAAAGGTAGATCGTGCCACTGGAACTGTGACATATTTTTACGAAAACGGTGTACGGTCTATACATCACCCGGATATGACTAAAAATAGTCCGGGGTTCCATAAGCGGCAAGCTGACACCCATAGGCAACAAGCTCAAGTCAGTAGATTGATTGATGACAAGGTATCTCTTAGTCATTTAACTGCGGCTCATGGGCATGACCTTGCTGCGGCTCATAAAGAAAAACGTGAAAAAAGAAGTCAGCAAGTTCAACAGGGACTGCGAAATTGGGCTGAGAGAGTCGGGTCTAAGGATGAGGGCAAGACCGTACCTGAATTAGACGAGATAGGTAGACCCGTTCAAGGCAAACCAGAAACTCCACCTAGTAATGAGCAACTGGGCCGGGGGGCCTTCAAGCGACCAAGACGCTCCGCAGATAGGGGGCCTTTGGAGAATCTAGAGAAATCCCACCTTTCTGTGTTTACGAACTTTTTAGATAAAGAGGGAGCTATAGGCACAGTTGATGGTATGGGTACCGTTGCTGTATCATCAGACCCCGGAGTATTTTCCCCAACATATGGTGACAGGTCACCAATTAAACAGAAGAAGAAAAGGAGTGGTGTCGCCAAGCTAGATCAGTTTTTACGAGGTAAACAAAAACCTAAAAAGGTACAGAAATTTGCCACTGATGTTGTGCAGGGGGCTTTACAAGACCTGAGAGAGTATGATATTATGAAAATAGATGACGATAAATATGGTGAAGACCCTAGGGTCGTGGACAAGTCTAACGGAGCCTCGGCCCCTAAGATGCCCCCGGAACCTAAACAAGAAAAGCAGCCGAGTGAAACCAAGCCTCAAAAGGTTACTGAAAACAAGCCTCAAAAGGTTACGAGTCCACGAAGCGTTTATAAAGAAGAAGATAACGAAGAGTTTTTTAGTCTGTTCAAAGATTACTTTGAATACCTAGATAAGGAACAGGAGAGTACCGATGATTCCAGAGATGGCGAAGAAAGACTTGATTCAAAGGAGACGGTCGGGAGCGACTTGGACTAGTTTAGCTTCGTGGTTAGAAGACGAGTATGGGGTTGGCGTACACCGCTCAACAATACAGCGTTGGTATGACCGTGAAGTATTTGATATAGGTTCCACACTTGATGAAGCTGCTGCTACTATGGCAGATGAAATTGCGCCCGAAGAAGAGGAAGACTTTATCAAAGATCGCATTCGTTTAGATAAGCGGGCTGCGACATATAAAGCTGAATCTACCTACTATAAAAAGTTATACGAAAAATCCATAAAGAATTCTGTACGATCAGAAATTCTTGTGGATACTATAAAACGTTACACAACTCCCCATCCTAAAATTAAAACCTTTAAAGTACGCAAACCCTCTGGAGTTAAAAAGGGTTCAGCGAAACAGGTTATGGTTGCCCCCCTTACCGATACACATGTGGGGGATTATGTAACTAGTGAGCAGATGGTAGGATTAAATTCCTATGACATTGAGTTGTTTAGTCGCCGTATGTGGGGCTGGGCTAATCAAGTTCTAAACTTAGCGGAGTACCGGCGAAACATTTGTGAGATAGATGAACTT